GAGTACGAGCATGAGGTGTGGAACTATAAGGGCGATACTCTTTTGGTTGAAGACGTAGGTTACCTGAAGAAGACTGTGGTCAGTTACCATATTGACCGCAAGTTGATCGGCGCCAACCATTCCCTCGTGATGCTCTCTCAAATCGGGCGTTTCGAGATGCCGGCCATTATGCCAACTTCCTGGGTCATTGAGGGAGTGGCACTTAGCCGTTTGAGACCTGTATTTGGGGAGTACGTTGTGCTTGACGTGATGACTCCCAACGGGCTCACCCGTAGTGTTTCGGTCCAAGGAGGGCACACTGCGGTCACTTTGCCGATTGGCCTGGTGGATGCGGTTCGCGCTGTGCAAACGGCAGCGAAGGTGCCCATTACGCCGGCGATGGTGGCTTCTAATATAGCACCGTCGGATGCCAACGGCTTGCCCACTGAGCGCATGGCGCCAGGTGCGGCTGCTCTGCTCGCCGGATACTTGCGTGCAGGGTTTGTGGACACGCCACCGATTGTGTATCCACCTACGGAGTCGATGCTGCCGATTTGGTTTGCGAAGCACGACTACGACGCGCCCGTTCCGTTGAAGGGATTTGGGAGCCCGTTAATTGGCCCCTCTTACGGCTACAGCCAGTGTCTGTCTTCTGATGACCGCTGCATTGCCGGACGCGTTGAGCAGTTCCACTCGAGTGAACCTGAGTGTGAACAGCCCGTTCCCCCTACCTTGGCCGGCTACATGGTCGAGTTTGCCCAGTTCCTCATTCCGGACTGTGAAGTGCATACTGGGGTGCCTGTTGACCATGATGAAGTGCATGACCGACAGGACCGCCCGTCCCAAAGGGCGATCCTTGATGAAGCTGGTGTGACCGGGCCGGCTGTCAAGAAGGTTGTGAAGGCGTTCGTTAAGAAAGAGACTGCTGTTAAGCCCAGCGATCCTCGCAACATCTCCCAAATGCCTGAGAAGCTGCAGTACTCATTGTACATGTATGCATTCCATGATGGGATCATGACCAAACAGGATTGGTATGCCTTTGGTAAGACCCCTGCCGAGTGTGCCCAAAGGGTTTGCGATGTTTTGGAGCACGCGGCCCACTCGGCTCTTGCGGACGGTTCCCGCTTTGATGGTCACGTCAAGCGCCGTGCTCGCATTCTCGAGCGTATCATTATGCTGCGTTACTTCCGCCGAGAGTTCCACTCGGATTTGAATGAGAAGATGGACGCGCAGATTGCCCTGCCCGGAGTTACCACCGAGGGGCGCCGCTACTTCACTGGCTATGGCCGAGGAAGC